GCGGAGGCGGTAATTATATGAAATTAACGCAAGGTGCGAATCAGTTTCGCATAGTTGGATCTTCCGATGATGGTGGAGTAATTCAGGGTATGCTAGGTTGGGCGAACTCCGCTGATGGTGGAAGAAAACCACATCGTTGGAAGATTGGCGAGGATGCTCCGATGAGTTTTGAGGAAAAGCCAAAGCAGTTCTTAGCGATGCTCGTATATAACTATGATGAGGAGCGTATTCAGATACTAGAGTTGACTCAGGCGAAATTACGCCAGGAGTTAATCACGCTTGCGAAGGATGAGGATTGGGGAGATCCACGCAAGTATGACTTGAAGATTGTCCGCAATGGTGAAGGTTTGGAAACATCCTATGCGATGACCCCATCCCCGCACAAGAAGCGTAGCGATGAGATCAATGCGGCGGTAAAGGCGATGAAGATAAACCTCGAAGCTTTGTTCACCGGGGATGATCCATTTGCGGAGCCTACACCTGCATCTGAGGATAACGCAAAAGAGGAGGACCCATTCTGATGGCGATTGGCGACATAAAAAAGATAGTGGCTGATTTCATGGGGACCACGGTTCAATTAATTAACTCCCGTAATAAAAAAAAGAATGTGGCGTTAGCTCGTCAGATTGCGATGTTTTACTCGTATCTGTTGGGCAATACCCAGGAGGAAGTGGCTGAAAAGTTTGACCGAGTCCACTCCAATGTGACACATGCGGTGAAGAGGGTTAAGCAATGGCGTGAGTGCGACCACGAGATTCGTGCAATGCTTGAAGGCATCGAAGGCGAGTATCCCCAACTGAAAGGATTGTCATGCTAAAGGATGGTATTACTAACGCAGAGTACCACGGGTCGGGCGAGTTATCTCGCTCGACTGCGTGGAGTCTCCTTCAGTCATGCCCCGCAAAGGTGAGGTATGATATGAATCATCCAAAACCAAGCAGTCCTGCCTTGGTGATAGGGAGTGGATTTCATACTGCTACCCTCGAGCCTGAGAAATTGGATGATGAGTTTGCGGTCAAACCAAGTGAGATTGATGGGCAGGGTCCGAGAACCAAGCACTATAAGGAATCGTTTGAACTTATGCAAAAGAGTGAACCGGATAAGCAATGGCTCGCTCCTGCGGATTACGATCTGATTCTCGAAATGGCGGGAAGTGCATTGGAAAATCCTGTTCTTCGGCACTACATGGCGGATATTGATAAGGTAGTGGAAGGCACGGGATACTTTGAGATGGAAGGTGCCAAGTGTAAGGTAAGACCTGACTTGTATATCCCCGGCGCGGGTGTGGTGATTGATTTAAAAAGCACACAGGATGCATCTAATCGTGGATTCACCAAGAGTGTGCGTCAGTTTGGGTACTTATTTCAGGCATGTTGGTATATGCACGCCTTGCGATTGCTCGGAGAAAAGCCCAAGCAGTTCGTATTCATTGCGGTTGAGAAGACAGCACCATACGCTACTGCGGCCTACACCATCAAGGAGAGCGATATTAATAAGCAATTCTCCAACATGGAAAGAGCGTGCCAATTGTGGGCCACCTGCCAATCAAGTGGCATATGGCCAGGGTATAGCGACATGGTGGAAACCTTGGATCTCGGATCGCAGATCACGAATAACCGACTAAACATTTCGCAATTGGCGGATAAGTTTGGGGTTAGTCGTACCTATGTTTACCGGATAATAGAATCATACGAGCTACATAGCGTAACGGTAGGCAACAGGCGGACGATTGACATTACTGATTTCGCCAATGCGGTGAGACGCGACTCGGAGGGAAAGGCGGCATGAACTACCTGGACAACACTAAACAGGCACTTGCTTTAGCGAGTGATAAATTAGCCAAAGCGGATCTATTCGGTGCGGTAACCGTCATGCAAGCGGCGCTCGAACAAGTGGTCGCCCATTTGCGTAAGGAGGACCTTAATAATGTCAGCGATCCTGATCTCATCCTGCACTTCGAGGAAGATTGCGGAGACGAGGAGGAGGAAGCATGAAGCTTACAATAGGGATAGACCCCGGTAAGTCCGGTGGGTACGCCATTGCATGGGGAGGACATCACAAGATTGCTCTGCATACCCTTGATGAGGACTTCGAGTTTGTGGAGCATATGCAGGACCTTAAAGACCATCCGGATGTGACGAGCATCGAGGCTGTGGTGGAACATGTTCCTCCCTTTGTGGGGAAGGCGATACCTAGTTCCACCTCATTTAAGCTTGGTAAATCATGCGGATTCTTGGAAGGCGTACTCAGGGCATTGGAGATTCCGTTTGTCCTGGTGCGTCCACAGGAGTGGCAGAAAGGGTTGAGTGGACTAAGTGGACTAACCTCAAACAAGCGTAAGAAAGCGCTCATGAATCACGCCAAGCAATTCTTTCCCTCAACCAAGGGACTCACACTAAAAACAGCAGATGCCATTCTAATTCTGAGGCATCATTTAATGAATAATGCGTCATGAAGATAGCGGCAGTAGTTAAGATAAAGCACGGTGCGATATGGGAAGCGCTACAAAAGTTAGGGTGGAATCAATCAAAACTAGCAAGGCAACTTAATATGCATCCAACGCGAGTAGGAGAGATAATAAACCTAAAACGCAGACCAACAGACAATGAGGTTAAGAGGATAGAATTAGCATTCCTCGATGCGGGAATATGCGTAGATGTAATTAGTGAGTGGCCTGAGATGTTTAAGATGCGTCAGAATAATCTCACATACTACAAGGATGTTGAGACTGATAGGCTCTTATCGCATACCAAGCAATTGACGATTGAGGAAAAGGAATCTCTTCAGATTCTCATGAATCAGCTTACGCCAATCGAGGCTGACATTTTAATGTCAAACATGGTTTATGGTGTATCCCTGAATAAATTAGCTGAAAAGTGGGAAAAATCTAGGAGTACATTGTGTATTGTAAAAGAAGAACTAGAAGAGAAGTTGGAGAGATTTAGGTTCTTTATGAATAAGGATGGAGTTTCCTGCCCGGAGCAGTTTGGGATGTATATAGGGAAACATTACCCAACAAATCTCCATGCAAAAGCGATGTCTGCGAGAGAAGAATTAAGGGAGAAAGTGGCATGATGGATGGGATAAAATTAGCACTCAAATTACTCACCCAAGGCATGTTATTTGCCATATGTGGGATCGTATTTTTCACAATTATCATAGGACTTGTTTGCACAATTTTAGGATTATAATGACAGACGAAATACAGAAAAAGACAGAACTGCGCATCAAGGTTCCTCAATGGATAAGTGATCTTTTGAAAGAGCATTGTGATCTTTATGGAGTTACCGCAGTTTCCACCATTACTCCACTCCTGGTGGAGTATCTGCGGCATCCCTCGCGCGTGCGCGACAATTGTTCCAATTGTTTTAATATTAGATATAGCGAAAAATCCGCGGTTAGTGGAAAAAAGAAATCAAAAACGAGGGCATCAAAGATCCCCTCTAATTTTGCCCCCCCAAAAGATATTGCTGAGAAGGAAGGACTCGATCATGAGAAAGCGGTTTCCATCTTCGTGGATTGGGCAAAAGGGAAGGGACATACCCAGGCTGATTGGATTGCCACATATCGAAATGCGTGCAGGAGATGGATCAAGGATCAGATGCCACAGGGAAATAACGATCCCATTCTCAAGGAGGTCACAATTCCTGAGTATGAGGACGAGGAAGAGTTTTGATGGATTTCTTGGTATCAGAACAAGCGGTCCTAGCCGCATGTCTCCGGGATGACACAAATCTCTCCACCGCCACCGCAGTTGAGCGCTTAACGGAGAATGACTTCTCCTCGCCCGCGCACCAAGCGATATTCCGTTTGATCGCAGAGCGATCCGAGTTAAACGAGGTGGATGTGGCAATTGAGCTACCTGAGTATTCCTCGGAAGCTCTTGAACTCGCAGAGAAGTATGGCGGAGGACAGGTGGAGAGATATGTGGATCAATTGGTGGAGTCGAGGAACAGACGCGAGGTGGAACGGGCAATCATGGTATCCTCGGATATGCTCAAACAGAATAAACAATCAGATGAGATTGCATCGGAGTTTAATCTGAGAGTGGCCAAAGCATTAGCGTCAGGCAAGGGACAGGTAAAAGTGGGACCCGCCACCAAGGAAGCACATTCTGAGTTTCTTTCCATCGATGCGGGAGAATCATCCGCAGTAAGCACAGGATTCAAACGATTGGATTTTTGTCTGAGCGGAGGATTCCAACCGGGTAAGCTTTATGTCCTAGCCGCAAGACCTGGGGTAGGGAAGTCAGGACTCGCATTGCATTTCTCTCATGAGATTGCGAAGAGGGGATACCGTGCAAGCTACGCATCCCTTGAGATGAGTGCCTCGGAATGCTCCGGGCGTTTACTCTCCCGCGAGAGCGGGGTTGCCCGTCCACGCATGAAAGGGGATCTTCTCCCCGCCCATCGCAAGAAGCTCGAAGATGCCACAAAGAGAATGCAGGGATGGCCCATAACCTTCAAGGATGACAACAAGGCCACGCTAGACTCGATCCGCGCCTTCTTGGCCCAGGAGCGAGTGAAAGGAAATGTCGGGCTTGCGGTGATCGATTACCTCCAATTGGTGAGCGCTCCGGGTTATGACTCCCGTGTGCAGGAGATCACCGCCATTTCTCGTAGCCTCAAGCAGATCAGCATGGAGCTACAGATTCCCGTGCTTGCCCTTTCTCAATTATCAAGACAATGCGAGATCAATAACAGAAAGCCCATGCTCTCCGATCTGAGAGACTCCGGGAGTATCGAGCAGGATGCCGATTGCGTGTTTCTCCTATCCGTGGATGACAAGGTGGATGAAACGAAAGACCGTATCAATTGCCACATCGCCAAGAACCGTGGAGGAGAGACGGATCTCAAGGTCATGCTTGGATTTGAGAAGAGTACGGGCAATTGGACAACATCTCTAGGCCAAAAAGAAGAATCAAAGACTTGGTAGACTACAGATGGACACAAAAAAGCACGA